GCAGGTGGCGCATACTCTTCCCCTGTAGGGATGCTAATGTTTTGCTTGCCTACTTTAACTGATTCTTGGGCTGGTACAGACGTCGTATTTGGCTCAAACTCTTGAATTTGACGAAACAGATCGTCCATTTCTGGACTGATTGCTGTAGTTGCAATAGCTCCAGCGCCAAGCACCTCTCCTCTCCTAGCTTTTGTTTGCTCCTGAATAATATCTAACCCCGCCGCAGTTTCTCGCCCTGCTGCTGTCCCAGCAACGCCACCGACCGCCTCTCCAGCTTGTCTAGCGCCACGCAAAGCAGAAGTTAGTTGGCTAATGCGTCCAAGAGTTTCTAAGCCCTGTTCTGGCTCTCTGAATAATAACTTGGCATAATTCTTATAAAACTCATCATCTTGACGACCGCCAAGCATTTTAGACAACAATTTACCAGCAGCATTAACTGGGTCTTTGCCAGCTTGAATTGCGCTTCTAATTGCGCCAACACTTTCCCCAAGAGCCTCCTCTGCTTGTCTAAGCGGAGTTGTAGGACTGCCCGCAAAATATTCCCTTTGCCCTTTAAGAATCTTTTGCTCTATAGTTAGCGGCTCAATAATAGCATCATACTTATCACCAAGAGCAGCACGCAATTTATCCCGTAAAGCAGGTGACCCAATAATCTTGTTAATTGGGTTTCGCTCGTCCTGTGCTTTTTCTACCGATCTTTGTAGGTAGGCACGAACACCAGATTCCCATTCATCAAGACGACCAGCGGCGACAAAATCATCGCGTAAGCTAGAAATAACATCAGGGTCGAGGACAAATACTCTCCCGATAGTTTCTGGCTTATCAGGGCTAACATTAGCTAGAAATCCTATTTTGCTTTGCTCTTTAGCCGTCAGCCCCTTAGACATTTGTGCAAAGGTATTAGTAGCTTGTGCATAATCAGGGGACTCGTCTTTAATTGCTTTCATTAAAGCATTGCGAGCATCGGTAACTTTACCAGCAGTAAATTTATTTTTTAGCGATCTAGCTTTGCCGCTTAAGTATTGTTGTGCTTGATGCAATACTTCCAAGCTAGTATCAGGCTTATCTGCAAACTCGGGAAGCTCTTTCCTAACGGCTTTAATGGCTTGCTGTATTCTTGGATTGCTTTGTACCAGCTCTACTGCATTGTCTGCAATTAGCTGTGGAGTCCGCTCAAAAGCGGCCTCGTATAATCCTTTAGTAGCTTCTTTGCGAGCTACGCCCAAATCCTCAAGTAAAGACTTTGCGCCTTCTACAAGTCTATTAGCTCCAGCGTTTACGTTGCGGACTGGAGCTACCTTGTCTAGGGTTTCAGTAATGCGATTAACCGCATTAGCCGCACGCTCTTCAATAGCTGTTTTTGCCACTTCAATAGAAGCTGGATAATTAGCTACTAATTTAGCTTGTTGATATAACGATGGAGAGCCTACAGCTTCAGGAATAAACACTGGCTTCCCAAGCTCTCCCGCCCTTCGTAATGCTTGCTCTGCTGTCGGTACTGTCTCTGGTGCGGCTTGCGATAATACCTTAGCAAGCTGAATCTCTTCTGGCGTGTACCTTGCCCCGCCTAAAGTAATCGCTCCACGCTCGCTACCTAATGTAGTTCCAGCTTTTGCCAGCGCTCCTCCAAGTGTTTCGGTAGCATATTGAGCAGCCTTACCAATCACAGGGCCAGCAATAGCACCGGTCCCGCCACCCATTAACCCCCCAGCCAATCGCTGTCCTGGCTCTGCTGAAGCTGCGCCGTATATGCCACCTTGCGTAGCTCCTATTGCTGCAAGTTGCCCAACCGTGGGGGCTGCCTTGCCTGTTGCTCCTAATAACAATCTAGACGCAAGACCAGGCGCTGCCATTGTAGCTGCTGGAATAGTTCCAGCTATCCCCCCAACAATTTCCGCTCCTAATGCAGTCCCAGGATAAGCAGTTCGCATGGCTTCTCGCTCTGCTTGTTGTGCAGCAAGTCGCTCTGAATAAGAAGGGCCGCCAGTAAGTGCCCCTAACCCTGCCAATGCCTCATCTGACAACCCGAGGCTTAAACCTTGCGCACCAAATGAAAGAGCGGTCCCTAATCTGCCATATAAATCAACATTGCTTTGAGCTTCTTGCACAGCCTGCCGAGCAGCTGCAAATTCAGCAGCTTTGTCTGCTGGAATAGCTGGAGGCTCGTAACTTTGTATTTGTGCAAATAACTCTTCTGCTGTTGCCATTTATTTTGCGCCGTAAATATTTGCTGCTTCTTGCTTTAGTTGGTTAATTTTAGCTGGGTCAGTTGTGCTTTTTAACTGTTGTAAAATGCTAGCTAATTGACTTTGTTTATTTTCTGATTGCTTCTGTTCGCCAGCAACCTTTGCCCAAGGCTCGGGCTCTCCAATATACGAAATAGCTTTTTTAGGAATACCGCGATCCGTTGCTATGCCCTCATAAAAATCTTTGGTAGTTTTATAGCGTTCGGCTTGAGCTTCATAAGCACGTTGAGCAATTCGCATAATTCCTTGACGAGTCTCTTCTTGCAATCCTCCTTGGCCAGATAGTGCAGTAGCAAGTTCACCCTTAAAGCGATCTGGAATGCTTTGACTTGCCATAATTGCAGCTTGTTCACCTTCCCTAACTGCCATGCCTGGCTCTATTAACTGAACAGCACGGCGCACTAATTCCTGAGTAGCTACGGCGCTAGGGTCTTGAACGGCTTTAATAACTACCTTAGCTGCGGTATCAATTAGGCTAAAGTTTTTTACTTCTGGCAAAGTATTAAACTCTTTGCGTAAAGCGTCCGCTTCGCCACGACGATCGGCTGTAAGTTTAGCTTGTGCTGTTAAAGCATCTCTTTCTGGCTTTGTTAAAACTTCTTGTGCTTCAGGCCGAGCAAGTATGCTAGCTGGGTCTCTTTGTGACGCTAGTTCAGGACTCGTAAACATTTCTCCCGCTACACTTGGAGCTCCTCCAAACAAAGCTGCCCTTCTAGCTTCTCTTTGCTTATCAAGCTCGCTTAATTGTGACAAAGGAACTCCCATATCCTTTGCACGAGCCAAATCAACATCGAGCTCTGCTAGTCCACGCTTTGTAAGCAAGTCTGCCTTTCTGGCCTGCTCCTGCTGAGTTAATGCAGTAGCTAACGTAGAAAGCCTAGACTGATACATTGGGTCAGATACGCCGCCAATAAAATCAGTGCGAGCTTGTGGTGTGGAAAGCCCCTGCATTGTATTAGCCAGCGTATTAAGCTCTAGCGTACTTCTAGCGGCTTCCTGCCTAGCTTGATAGCCTAACAACGATTGAAGCAATATTGAACCTAAACCTATACCAATGGCCTGCCCTGTTGAGCCGTAAGGGTTAATTAGGGTAGGAGCTACCTGGCCTAATGTTTGTGCAGCAATACCGTACCCAGTATCAGCACCAGTGTAGTTTAAACCTTGCAATGCCTCTTCTAGTGTTGCCATATTAGCTACCCATGCTGCGGCCCCAAGCGTTACCTGCGGCGCCTATAAAACTTGCTATCCCAGCTGCCCAAGGATTTGGTTGTGGCTGCTGATTGTACCCTCCTGCAATTTCACCTGCCAACATTCTATCGTATGGAGTTGGCCCTGCCGCTCCTCCCCCACCTTGAGACATTCTTGCTATCTGCAACCTATTTTGTCTTTCAAGCTCGGCTTGTTTAGCTTCCCAACCCTGCTGCTGTTGTAGTTGTTGATTTTGATACTGAGCCCCTACACCTGCCATATATGGCGGTAACAATGCTCCAAACTGCTCGTAAGGTCGCATAGCTAAGGTATTAGCTTCGGTAAATTGCTGTTGCCGTACGCCATAAGCTGCCTGCTCTGCTGCGCTCATAGCCTCTTGCCTAGCTAGGTCCTGACGCTGATTTAACTGCTTGTATAGCCCTTGCGCTGCTTCTGAGTTAGGGTCTAGGCCACGCTCTGCAATCTGTCGCTGTACGTCTACCTGCTGGCGGCCAAATTCTTCAGCGTTACGACGCTCAAACTGTTGCATTACGTTCTGTCTAGCTCGCTCCATCTCCGGCTCAAAGTTAGGCTGATACTGCTCTCCTTGAAACCGTTTAAGCATATCTTGATAAACCGCCCCAGCTCCAAGAAAACCCTCTTCAGTAACCGATTCAGGAGTAGGTGCTGCCGGAGCTGCTGGCCCTTTTTGTCCAGGCATTCTAACCTGTCCACCAGATGTTTTAGCTAAGTACTCATTAGCAGCTTTTCTCCCTTTGTTTTGCAGTACCCGTTGATAGCGCTCTTTTTGCTGAGCGTTTAGCCCCTCGAAAGCTGCCCTGTTTTCCTCGTACTTGAATTTAGTGTCAGTCGGCGTAGAAGTGCCTGGTTTCGCTCCCTTTGTTGGAGTTGTAGTCTTTTTTGGATCTCTTGTGGTTGCACCTTTTCTAGCCATACTTATACCTGTCCCCCTATATCATAACGTATCTCAAACCCAAGAATTTGCATACTTGTATTCTTAATCGAACCACCAAATCTTACAGCAGCACAATGCCCTTGGCCTTTAACCGCAAACCTGTCAAAAACATATTCTATATCTGACGACCACGGACTGCCCCAAGGACTGCCCCAAGGAGTGAAGTTTCCTGGAAGCGTAGTTACGGAAGACACTGTCGGCTGTCTTCTAAAATCAGTATCTAACCCTAAGTTAAGAGTAACCCCTCTTCTTACTCGCATGATAGGTCTAATATCCTTGAATGCTTTGTAGTTGCTACGAGAGCCGTAGAAGCTAAATGCAGTGCGACCGTTAAACAAGATTGATTGCCCTGCTGAAGCGATTACCGCATCTGCTTGACCAGTCTCGCCCTGCCAAATCTCCCCAATAGAAGAAGCGTAAAAAGGTAAATTCTTAAACGCTGTTGCAGCTAGTGCATGAGTATCACTGTAAAGCTCAAACACGGTCCAACCTTTAGTGTCGATGCTGTAAACAAGAAACTTGCAGCCGCTACCTGTAGTAGGAATACTTAAGTAAACTCTGCGTCCTTGTGGCCAAAAGAAACCCGTCCATTGATGGTCAAATGGAGTAGATAGAGCGTACTGGCTGATTAGCGGATTAACTCGCTGGCTAACAATGTTTAGTGCGGCTTCAGGGTCAGATTGAAAAAGCCCAGATAAAGGTACTATGCCCTGCTCTGTAATTACCCATATATCATTGTTAACCCTGACAAAAGCCCTATAACCTAGCGGTCTGCCGATATAGTATCTTGCGACTATTCCCCAAGTCCCAGGGTCTCCGGCATAAGTTCCTGTGTAAAAGACTATCTCTCCTTCAGAGGTGCAGGCCCAAAAGTATTCTTGGGTAGCTAGATTGGCGCTATTCGTAAAGCTGCCGATACCAACCAAATAACCGCCTCTAGTGCAAACATATTGCAAATCGAAAGAAGTAAGAGCAGGAGTGCCACCTGTGCCAGTAACTTGTAATCCACCATACCAAACCTTTAGGGTATTAGCCTCTATGAAGTATAACCGCTCTTTGTGTGCAGTTACGTTAATTAGCGATGATTTAGCTACGCCAGTAAAGGTAACATCAGAGCAGGTAGTTCCGTTGAACACCTGCGCATTATTTACCCCGTTACATAGGTATAACCTATTAGCGTAGGTTACAGTCTGCCAATCCCCGCTTGTTGGTAGGGTAGTTCCAGTAACATCTGTTACCGTACCTGATTCGGATACGGAATAAATTTTGTTATTTGTGCAGGCTACCAGCTGACTAGTCCCATTAGCTAGGTGCAGTGTCGTAATTAACTTAATGGCATTAGTAGTGCCTATCGTTGCAAACCTGGTATAGCCATTTCTAATTGTAGGAGCGCCCGCCCCTGGGAATACGTTTGTAAGCTCCAAGGCGTACTGCGGCTCCATGTTATCAATGGGGCTCACCAAGTCCAACCCCGCATAAGGGGGTGGCATTGTAAAACCTTGGAACGCCATTAATTACCTTTTGTTGTATTGTGGCATGGCGGTTAACTCCATTTGCCGCAACTGATCGTTGTATTGCTGCATGGCCTGTTCTCTGCTGCCGTACATCCCAGGACTCAAACGATACTGACCTCCCATGTTAGCTGATGGCTGTGGCATCTGAGGCATGCCATTCCACTGATACATTGGAAGTTCACGATACATCTTATCCATTGGCATATTTGGTTGCCCAGGGCCAAAGCCAGGGACAAAACCTATTGGTGATTGTATTGCCCCAGGGGAATACCTTCCCACCATATCATCAACAGGACTGCGCCAAGGATTTTGCATATTAGGCATAGGTCCCTGCGGTTGCTGCATAGGCGCTTGCGGTTGCCGTTCTATTGGCCTGCCCTGCCCAGAAACAAGTCCACCACTAGCGCTGCGATATACGCCAGGGGATAGCCTTTCCATGGCTACTTTAGCAGGATTTACTTTGCCCCTAGCTTGTTCGCTGCCTGTAGTAACTGGCTGAGTCCTAACTCGTGGGTTTTTGTTTAATGCTGTTTTTCTTGCCATAATTACTTTCTTTTTTTATCGTAATTTATTCGTAAAGCTTCTCCAACTGTTTTAGCTGGCCCAACCTCTCCCTTGTCGTTCATATACATACCAGGAGAAACACGAACCACTTCCCCTTTAGGTGGCTTAGGTGGCTTAGGAGGAGTTACGCCTACTCCTGCTTGCTGTGCAAACTTTGATTTGCCTAGCATAGTTTCTATATTAGCTAATACGTCAGCTTCGCTTTTAGCATTACTAGTAGCTGCGTTAACTAACATTCCAGTGTATTGACCAGGAAAGAATTTCTTTTTTGGGTCGTCTGCGCCGTAGATTCCCCTTATCATTGGGTCAATTTTATCAGTAGCAAACTTAGCTAAAGGGTTTGAAAAGTCTACATCCCAAGCGTTTCTAGTAGTCTTTTCATCTGTGTTTTTATATTTAGTTTTGCCGTCTAGCCCTATATTAAACTTGGACCCGTCAGCAAGAGTAACCATATAGTCTTTATCTGCTACGCCTGTTTCCTTGAGGTCGCCCCTAAAATCATCTCGCAAAGCTTGAGCATTAGACTTGCCAGATTTCATCATAGCGCCGATAGAGCGTTTACCAGCTAATCGCAAAGCCATATTTGGCAATCCTCCTCCAAGCACGTTTACTGCTTGGTTTGCCCAATCGGCCCTATCACCACGGCCACGAACAATATCTTTCATGCCAGTTTCCCACATATTACTAGCTGCTGCTGCTGCCAATGCTACGGGCAAAGCTACAGAACCAAATCCAGCTAACGTGCCCCCTGTAGTCGCTGCCCCTGTTGCGCCTGCGCCAGCTGCCGTACCACCAACCGCAGCTCCCCCAGCCGCTCCAGCTCCAGCCGCTCCAGCTCCAGCCGCTCCAGCTCCAGCGGCTCCAGCTCCAGTTGCAGCAGCGGCTCCACCGCCAGCTAGTTTACTTATTGCGTATTGAGTAGCAAGCGTACCGCCTATAGATCCCACCGCTTGTGCTAATCCGGCTTTCTGTTTCGCTGCGGCTGCGTCTGCTTGCTGCTCTTCTGGTGATTTAGGCTTTCCAAAGATAGCAGTAGTTTGGTCGTATGCTACCTGCGGAGGAAATCCATTACTTGTCAGCCAAGCGTAATAAGCATCTGGCCTGCTTCTTGCAAACTCTGGCGCTTCAGGGTGAAAGTTTTGTGCGTTAGGTTGCATTAAATCCATCCTCCAAAAGTAACTGTACCGTTACGCCCAAACTGAGTAGGCCGTGTAATACCTCCAGCAAACAATACTTTGCCGCCCTTGGTGCGCCCAAACTCTTCGTGTAGTTGCGTATCAAACTGTGGCCTTACCCCTTCTAGGCCGTGTATTTGAGCGAATCGCTCTAATATTCCCTGCTCTACTAGTTTCTCTTGGAATATGCTTGTATCAGTATCAGCAAGAAACTCGCTGTAAGCCCCATCATAATAGGTCCAAGTTACACCGCCATCAGATACGCTCCCCGTAGTATGCGTAGGAGGAGTAGCGCCTGTAGTGCCACCTGCTGTAGTGCGGTAATAATTGCCGTTGTAAAAGCAGTAGGTATTGGCTGCAAACAGTGTGCTTGTAGTCCATGTTTTAGGGACTACTGAACGGTCTGCAATATACTCAAAGATAATTATTTGCCCATTGGTCCCAGCATCAGGGGTAGGGCTTATAAACAATTCCTGGTTGGTTAATCCCCTTATTTGAAACCGCTGATATACTCTAGGTAGTACGCCGTAGCCTCTAATCTCTGCAAAGTCCTGCTCTGACATTGGTCCAAGGACTCGCCATCTGGTGCTTTGATTCCAAAAAGTGTCGTACTGATATTGAGAAAAAGCAGCTGGCAGCGGATAAGTTGCCTGACCCGCTACCAGCGTAATCGACCCCGCAGCAAAACATTTAGGCCAGGGGTAGGCTTCAAAGATGTCTCGATTGATACGCTGTGCAATAGCTAGTAGCTGCTTTGTAGTAGTTTCTGTAGAAGTAAGTATGTTTGACTCTACCGTATAACCAGCTTCATTAGCTACGTTGCGTATTATCGAGGCTATTGTCATATCCTTTTAGCCCTCCCCCTTAGTCTAGGACGTGCTACCACCTCATCCTCGTCTAGATCGTCTTGGATCACCTCCTCTTCATCAATAGCGGTTGACTTCCGTTCTGAACGAAGATCGGTGCCTTCATTGGCTTCAATACGCTGCATCAAAAGCTCTACTCTTTCCTCAAGCTTAGCGTATCTTTCTTTGTAATTATCTAACTGAACACGGAGTTTAGCTACACTATTCTGGTCTGAATTAGCAGCGTCTAAATACTCCTTAGCCATTTTGATAAATTTGCTTAAAGTGCCTAGCTTTCTGCGAGCTTCATCTGAAGCGTTAGCTACCTGCTCTACGGTCTTAAAACCAAGGTACTGAAACTCACGCATAGCGGAGCCAGGCATCATAGGCCATTCTGAAAGAGGTGTGCCGTCAGTTACAGGCTCTGAACCTGCCTTGAAAGCTGCATACTTTTCTGGATAATCCTGAATATCCTGCGGCTCTATACGTCTAACCGTAGTGTCGCCGCCTGGTATCTGGATGCTTATTGAAGGTATCTCGTCAAATATTGGACGACCCTCTTTTAGCGATTTCTCTTCATTTTCGTTGTAAGCATTAAAAAATTGCACATTTAAGCCAGCGTATCTCTTCTTCTGCTGGCCCCTTGCCATTATTTCGCTCCAATCTACTTGTGGCATAACTTGTCTCCGTAAATAGGCTTTATTGCCTACTTAAGTTATAGCACTAGCCTTCAACGACGACCACTGTATTTATCGGCGAGCCAGAGGTTTGGTAGGCTGTAATAGCTCCGGCAGGAACAAATCCAGCCTCAAAACGAATTATGTTTAGCCCTGCTGTGCTTTTAAGTACAAAGCATTTATTGGTAGAAGTTGGGGCTATTCCAGTTAAGGTTTGTCCTTCCAGTCCTATAGCTACATCAGCAGCAGAGTTGTTTTGAACCAGTAAAAACTTGCGCTCCCTATTAGCTGCAAGGATAGTAGTGCTAGTAGCAGTAGCGATTGTAGGAGTAGCGGTTGTAGTATTTCCAGCAAGAACAGGCATAAATCACCTATAAAAATAGGGGGGATTGCTCCCCCCTTTCAAAAGACTAGGTAGCCTTAGTAAACTTTAGGTAAAAGTAAGAGGTCCCGTTTGATACTACTACAAAGCAGTTAGTATCAGCATCAGCATCCTTAACTATACCTACAAACCCAGTGCCTACAGTAGCTGGCGCACCAAAAGAGGTGGTTAGCTCTGCTGCGGTTGGGGTAGTGTCGTTTACGTTATTTATGGCCATCTTGGTACGAACACCAGCAGTTGTAGCATCTACTACGGCAGGTTGTACCCCGTCGCATATCTGCACTGCATGCTCAGGTGGCATACCAAGTCCAATAAGGTTAGTAACTGTTGGCATAAACCCTCACAAAATTAGGAGGGGGTATTGCTACCCCCTCCAGTTAATTAGTTCACCTTTAAGTGACCTACAGAAAAGAGCTCTATAGCCGCTGCGCCAGTTGTAGCCTCTACGCCAACAACATAAGCAATCTTAGTTGTTGAAGCATCGTCAGCTACTCCAGCAGTTGCAGTGGTGTTAAGGTTATTCTTAGCAACGTAGCTTGCGGCTACCTTACCCTTAATTCCCTTACCAGCTCCACCTCCATGAAGTCCACCAACCCATACCCAAAGGTACTCGTTATCAGCGGCAGCTACCTGAGCTACGCCAACAAGAAGCCCCTGAGAGCCAGCGTTTGTAGTTGTTAGCATAGCAGCCTGACCATCAGCTTCGATTTTAACGAAAGCGTACTGGTCAATAGCTCCATCAGCCTGAACAAATACAAAGTCACCCTCTGGGAGAGAGCCTACAGTCCCAACCGGAGTTGGAAGAGAAACATCTACCCCTGTGAAGATTTTCTTGTAATTAACACCAAATGATCCTACCTGTGACATATTCCAATCCTCCTATTAAGCGTAAATTACACCCTGGAGAGCCGGAGCAGAGCAGCATAGGTTTCCTTCAACCAAGATTATGGTGAAGAAAGCATCCTGATCTACTGGACGATCCATAGTTGGTGCTAATGGTTTGAAATCAGCTCCACGAACCATGTCAAAGGTCCAATACTTAGTATTGAGCAATCGGCATGAGTTAGTTTCTAGAACTGAAGAGTTAAACCCTCCGTCAAACACAAAGTCGCACCCGTCATAGCTAAGAACACGGAATCCAGCCTCAGCCTTCTTAGTAGGAAGCTGAATACGCTGAATTGCAGTCATTGAGCTATGGAGGAGCTTCCATGCAGTGCGGTCCATAAGGCCAAGGTCTGGCATCTCAGAACCACGAGTTAGGCGGCTGATGACATCAGTTATGGTCTCCTGAACATTTGCTGCTGTGAGAGTTAGGTTTAGTGCGTAGTTTCTAGCGAAACTGTTACTAGCCCTATCAATTCCACCATAAGTGCCGGAAGAAGGGGAGGTCGATACAGCCTTTTTAATACCGTCAAACTCCATTCCACCGAAACCAGTACCATCACCACGAAGGGAGGTTGATACTGTGTTCTTTAGGCGCTCGATTGCAGCTTCCATCTTAGCCTCTGCCAAGTCGAGAAGAGCTTGCTCGTCTCTGTTGGCGCGCTTTTCGCGTCCGCTCATAGCTACTGGCTCGTAAGCCTGCTTAATCTTGAAGCGGAACGCAGTTAGGTCATCTATGGATGCTAGGTCTAGTGACTGGTAGCCCTGATAGAAACCGCCTACTGCCACGTCATTGTACATAACAGGCTTACGCAGCTCATCCCCACCACCGATTTTTTTAATACGACCCTTGGACTCAAGAGTAGAAGTTACTGGGTTGTGATGAAGCACAACATCAGCAATCTCATCCGACTGATCCCAAAGGGTTGCAACGATTGACTCTTCTAAATTTGCCATTGTGTTACCCTTTATAAATTAGGATAACCCGTTGGCATTATTCGCCGTGAAAACGACGCCGCAGGTTATCCCCTAATGATTTGGAGTTTAGCCTGGGAGTCCCGCTACCGGCGGAGCCAGATATTGATTTGGCAGCTTGTTTAGCCTTTTGAACCACGGCCTGCTGCTGTTCGATTACCGGCTTTGCGGTCATTTTTTGAACAAGACCGGAGAAAGTCGGATTGCCGTTAACAACGTAGTTATATGCAGTCTCTAGTACTTGCTCAGGGGAGGAATACCGCCCTGTAGCATTTAAAGCCTGAACTACTGGAGCCATCTCAGCCTCTAATTGAGACGCTGTTTCTGGGTCCCTGAATAACGGCTTGCTATTCATAAATGATGTTACAACTTGTTGGTTGTAATAATCAACAGCCTTTTTTTGTTGTTCCGATTGTATTTTCTGATAGCGCTCCTCTGCGATACGTTCAGCCTCTTCCCTGGTTAGGTACTGTGGCGCCTGTTGCTCTTGTGGTTGATAGCCTTGTAAATCTTCAAGACGCACCCCATAGGAGTCTAGCCAGTCTAGGGCTGTAGCTATTGGGTCCTGCTGCATCGCCTTATCCCAGGCGATAGCCCGCTTAGTGACATCAGTTATGGATATGCCATCTTTAGCATATTCATCCTCGTACTGCTTGATAGTTTCGTATAAACCAGCGGTATGCTTTTTTAGTTGCTCAACCTCTTGCATTTTGCGACTATAATCAGACCGTGTTTCATAAGCTCTACGGTTTAGATAGGATTGCAAGATATGAGCATTAGCCGCAGTTGGATTCAGAAACGCCTCTTTTTCCGCAGCATTCATATCAGCAGGAGGAGCCAGCGGAGTAAGCGTCTCAGCTTTTTCGACCGCTACGGGCTCGCTCTTGGTAGGCTCTGCTGTCTTGCTAGTGTTATCATCACTGCCGTTCTCGTCAGTAACGTTACTAAACTGCTGCTTCAGCGATTCTCTAATTGAAAGATTGGCAGGCTCACGATTGACTGTTACTTGCGTATCTTCTGGGGTTGATATTTCTTTATCTTCCATGTCTATACCTATCTATTATTTGGTTAGTTAGTTGTTTGGCTAGCCTGCGAGTGGATGCGCCAGATTCTTGATCTGGGATGTACCCTCTATCGTAAGCATCGCCAACCTCAATAGCTCCAGCGGCTCTATAAGCTGCTCTAAGCCTTGATTTACTGGTATAGATTTCTTTGGGATTTAATGGATTGCGAGTAGGCTCCATTTCATCTTGGATAAATAAGTCCCTTGCGTATTTCTCACGCACAATCTCTTCTATTGGGACTACTTTGTTTTGTATTTTGCAGTATTGATATAGTTTATTTTTCATCAGTCATCCTCCATCATAAGCACCATCATTAGCAATCTGATGCGTCGGAATCGTTCTTGACCTGCTATTTCTTGTCGCCTAACGGCATCTTCTGCTGCTCGTTTTGCTTCTAAAGCTTCCTGTTGTCTGCCTAATAATATCTGAGCAGCTAAATACTCTTCTAATAACTCTTCTTCTGTTTTGCGCTTTTTACGCCTTCTTTTAGAAAGAATATCAGAGGTATCAGTAGCGGGGTAGACCCATCCACCTGGTAGGCCATAAATAGCATGTAGGTAGTTTTGAAACCCTGCATTAGTCACTGTTTATTCCTACTATAGGCTGCGCTTCTGAATTGGTAGTAACCGTTCTAGTGCCTAACACTGTAGTGTCATCTGACTTGGTTACTGTCAAACTATTGGCACTAACCTGCGTATTATGTACGCCTTGAGCTACCATACCATACAAACTACGCAAGGACTCATTACCCCCTACGGGGCTTGCTTCTACGTCTGCTGTGGTCCTTTTCATTACGGTATCAGCAAGATTCTGATTGCCAGCGGTAGATAAACTGCGAGAAGTATAACTCCAAACCTCTGCTGCTGTTGCGCCAGAACCGGAGGTGCTGACTACGGTTGAGTTTGCGGATTGGATGAGGAGGGCTTGGACTCCGGCTGAGTAGGCGATGGGGTCTCCGCTTGGCCCTCCGATAAGGTTACCTCCGGCGATACGGGCGACGTAGTTGCCTGCTGGAAATTTAAGTTGCCACGCCCCCAAAAGCTCGACGGTGATACCGACCTGGACACCTGGACCGAGTTGGTCGAGACCTGATCCTTTTCCGATTCTGTCATATAAAATCCCTTCTTCTGATGCTTGTGCTAATTTAATTGAGTCATAAAGCGTAGCGCAGTCTATATCGACCACACCAGGATCTATGTCTATCAACGTAGTGTCAAAATTGAATGTAAATGGAGCGATATAATAACTCATTAGATGTCACTCACTCTTGATGCGTTAATAGTAGTTGCAGGGGCTACTACGGATATAATTGAATCAAATGGTAAGATAGGAGTTGCTCCACCATTTCTAACATCTACCCTACAGTCAAAAGTAGTATTAAAAAGTATTGTTACTGCTTCTGAAGTGCTAGTAGTAACCTTGTCAATAAACGGAACGAATACATCATCACCGGATACTATGTTTTCTATTAGAGCTGGCGATAACCCAGAGAATGTTTTAGTAGAAGTATTTACGCTAGAATAAGTATACCTAGCGTTTTTAATGCGAATTACTCCGGATGATGGAGTTTCTGCTTTAATAGTCTCTGCTACAGTTATTGATGTGGCACCTAATGATGCTGCGCTAGGGGTATACTCATCTTTAAGTATTTCTCCAGTTCCATCATCACGAGCTACTAAAACTCTATCGCCGGATACTAAATTTCCGACTGTAATGGTCGAGGTAACTGCTGGCTGATAATACGTTCCGTCATCCGACTGCATACGAGCAAAACCTGGCACCTCGTTGCCTGAGCCGTCTACAACACGAACACCCTTTAGCGCTGCGCCAGCGGAGCCGTATAGCGTACCTCTTGCCGTTTCATAATTTGTGCCCACCGCTAAAACCATCTCGGGCCATTGCATGTTGTAAAATGCAGAATCAAAACTACGAGAGTTATTAGCTAAATTGTAGTTGATAAAGTTTGCAATTTGCGCTGCCGTTTCTCCCCCTGTGGCTGTGATTGTAATTGACCAGGTCTTACCGTTCCATGTGACAGGGCTGGCTCCGTGATTTGTAACAGTAATACTTAACGCTCCTGGATTGCTTGCTGGAATTGCGCTTAGCTCTTGCGCAATTGGAATCGAGTTGTTTTTGTATGTTAGTGTGTATGGCAGTGAAAAAGAAGCGTATCCCGCTTTTCTTATACGCAAAACAATACCAGTGTCCGCTGACCACCCTGGCCGCAAATCTTGGGAGCTTGTCGCTGCGTTTGTTAAATACAATACCTTTCCATCTGTGGTTCTTATTGCCGCTAGTGTGCTACCCACTTCCGTGTTTGTAATGGTTAGTATTGGCTCCGCTATTGGATAGTAGTTAGCTTGAATATCTGCTGTTGAGGTAGTTGCGTTTATCAGTGCAAGCGAAATGTAATTGTTTCCTGTGGCTGTGGCTTCTGCTTTCACTTTAAGCCTAAAACCTGCGGCTGATACAGTTTCAGCGGCGAGGTTGGTGTTGTTTAGTGTCTTGTACGTCCCAGTAAAACCAGTTCCTGTGTCGATATCGTAAGTAATATCCAAACTGCCAGTTGATGTTATCGTTGTAGTGGTAAGAGCTGTAACGCCTAAGATTTCATCAGTTGTGATTTCATAATAATCACCTAATGTTGGAAGATAAAGATTTGTTCCGTCTCGCTCTGCGCCTGATTGCACCACCGAATCTGCAAATCTAATATCACTTACAGGAAAGACGAAAAACGCAAATCTAATCTGTGAAGTGGTTTGATTGAGCGAATTGACTACATGCTGATATGGCAAGTATTCCGTGCCACTTTGGATATTTGCCACCGCATTTCTGATTCTACTATTTGGCAATAACGGATTGATATTTCTTATCGCTGGCGTGACTGTATGCACTTGACCGCAGTAATTGTAGATTATGTCTGTAGAAGTGCTTTGCATCGTATAAAGGTCACTTCCCGTGACCGACGACAGCCAGATATTGAATAGACTTTGCTTTTTTACAGAACCGCTATTCCAAGCGTATTGGGGGCATGTTCTATTTCGATAAGAAGTTGTATTGTTTACGTCATACGGAACACTAAACGACCCCCAGTTTGACCAAATAATTTCCTCACCCGACAAATTTGCCATGTAGTCATAGCCGCTGCCGCCCATCTTTCCAAGAATGGCTTTGAAATCGTTGAAGCGCGCCTTTCTGACCGTTCCGGTCATGCCAATACCAGTACCAGTGTATGCGCTGTTTACTATGTCGATATTGACAATTCCCACATCATCAACATCAATGTTTTCGATATTATTCAAAGTAAACATCTGCTGTCCTGGCGCATAAGCTCGCAGGTTTTTTATTGTCACATCTTTGCAGTTGGAGATATTGATTGGCGATGTATTGCTAGAGCCAATTAGATTCCAAGAAATGATCGTTATGTTTTCTATGTCAACATTTGTCGATGAGTAGAAATAAGGAAAAGAGCTTGACGACACGGGAAAGAATACATCTTTGATGCGAATCTTATCGCCATACACATTAAGCATGGCGTTTTGTTGGGTTGCAGAAACTGGAGCCACCGTAATATTTTCAAACTTCCAATCTTTTGATGATGACGGATTGAGCTGCATGTACCAGCTCATGCACCCGCTCATAAATGTGCTGTTGGTGATGTAATACTTTGCTGTGTTGCGGCTATGGAAACGTCCTGCGCCGATAATCAGCTTGTCAATCTCCACATCGGCATAATCTTGACCAAACAATCGCCATGTTTGCGTGTCGGCTAAAGTTGTTGCGTAAGTGTCGTATGAGCCTGCCAACACTGTAGTTAGACAAACATTAGGCACTCGCACTTTACAGCCAGCAGGCGGGATATTGAACTGGGAATTATATCCGAGTGTGATTTGACCTGTGGTAGTTGAAGTAAACAATCTACCAAACGTGCTGTTAAATAGATTTGTTGAAACTGTTGCGCTTGGATTGTTGTTAAATGGAAATGAAACGTACCACTCGTAAACTCCGCTTCCTGCTGCTGTTTCAATCTGTACGCCTGAACAATAAATAGGTAAGTAATGCTGCAACACTTGATTTGCCACACCTGTAGTTTCGCCAATCTCAAACCAATCGCCCTGCACTCTAAGCTGGCTTCGAGCGTTGCAATATATTCCTCCAGTGGAGAAGTTGGCGGTGTAAAGTGCTGTGCCACATAAATCAATCCAGCCACGTTGCCCACCTGTAGCTGAATCTACTGTGGCTGTTGCTCCGTTTCCAAACGTAAGCACGTCATTATCGGCAATCGTTGCCACTTTCCTGCGAAACTTTACGTAGCCGCTTGCGGGCATTGCCACGCCTGCTACTAGCGGTTTTGCCACTGCATAAGCGTCCCACACGCCCAGCAGTTCGCCCACATCAACACCGCCCACTGTAACGTTGAGCGTTCCTTGTGCATCTAGTGCTGGAACATTACCTGTGGAAGCATCAAAAGGAACCCACCAAACTTCAGTGCCGTCTACAATTACTGAGCCTTCGCTAATGGTGATGGTTTGAGGAGCGGCTGCGTTTTGTGCGTAACGAGTATCGGAGTTGATTGTTAGTGTGGCACCAGAGGTGACGGTAACATTCTCGTTATGGTTTAGCGCTAAATTCGCTGTAGCGTCATAATTGCTGCTTGTTGAAACGGTAATATTAGCCATAGCTTATAACGGTACCACCACTATACTATTGCCGTAAGAAGGAAAAGCTGCACCTGTTGAATTTGTTACGGTAAAACTAGAAACAAACGCTGCGGCAAGATTGTTAAATTCTATTCTTTTCTCGCTTAAAGTTGTAGGTACATTTATCTCATAAGCTATCGTACCATCGCTGACAACAATCTCTGCTCCGCTTGTTGGTTGAAACTCAGCAAGTAAGATAACAAGTCGTACAAATAACGAATCGCCTACATCCGTAACGGTAAAAGCAGAGCTTGTCGCCCCATCTGTTAAACTATCTAATCCACTAGCATCAATTTGATATGCTGTTAAATTACTTAAATTTTGTATGCTTTCTAATGCAGTTTTAATCTGTGAAGTAGTTGCGGTGCCAATATTAGAAGCTGACAACAAAGCTGTTTGCGCTGTAGTGCTTAAATAGGATAGCAAGGCTGATGGTAATACTGGAGTAGTATCTATACTAATAGATCCGTCTGGTGGCGCTTGCGGTGTTAATGGTGGTGGAGTAACTCCTCCTCCTGGGGGACCTGTCATTGTTAATCCTCCTCATCAGCATCATTTACCTCAATACCCGATAAGTTGCCTAGCTCGTCATTTATCATGCTAGCGACTCTTTTTCCTCGTTTTGGTATGATGTTATTGATAACTACAGGCTGTTGAGTAGCGGTGCTAGTTTCTTTAGGAGTAGCTACCTGTTCCATTTGCAAGCGAACCCGCTCTAAAGCTTGGTCGGATGCTAACCTGCGCTCTTCCATTAGCTTTTCTGATTCGGATAGCCGTATCCGCATGTTTTCAAGCTCTAGTTTTTGTATCTCTAAGATATGCGCCATCTGGCTAGTTTCTTGCTTGATAAGGTTTTTATCAGCTTCAGTCTGAGCGGATGACTGAACCTTTAGCATATCAACCTGCACGGCCTGTGCTTTGATTTGCATGTCTTGCTGTTCTAAAGCTAAGCGCTGCTGCTCTAAGTATTCTTTAAACTGTTGCTCTTGTACGCGGAGCTGAGCTTCTAGCTGGTCGCGCTGCATTTTAAGCTGCTGGTCTTGGTAGGCTAGCTGATTCTTTACGGCCTTATCTTGCATCTCCATCTGAGTAGCTTGCAGCCTAGCTTGCGACTCCACCTGAGCAATTTGCATCCTGCCTTGTATTTCAAGCGTCTTGGGGTCTGGTGGTGGAGGTTGTTTAGCGGCCTCTTCTTTTGCCTTGGCAATAGCTTCAATCTCTTTGAATGCTTTGCTGAATAGTCCATCAATTTCTTTCCCGCCCTTAAAGCGTTTAATAAAGTTTTGGAAGAGGGAGAGGCTAAATTGAGCCAGGGGAGGGTACTGTTCAATAAGCCCTTTCATCTGCTCAAAGAAACCTCCAGCAGCTTGGATAAGCATAGTGCCTTCCTGCTGCTGTTGTGCTTGGTCTATTGCGACCATAGAGTCTGAAGCAATTTCAATGCGATAGTTACGTTTCGTACTATCTCTAAAGATTGCAATAATCTGTTGCTTCATTTCGTCGATTAGTTGCAACGGGTCGGGC